GGGATCGCTTCCTCATTCAAGCACCTAAGGTACAAAGCGAGGTCAAGGCTCAGTATGCCCCTGCCGTTATGGGGGATGATTTTGGGTATTTCAACACTCAACTCATTACAAAGGTTAGCCGAGATGTTGCTATTTCTTTGCCCGCCATCGTCAGATCTCGCAATCTCATTGCTGGCACAATTGCAAGCATCCCGTTGCACCTTTACCGTAAATCTACCGGTGAAGAAGTCGGAAGCCCAAAGTGGCTTGAGCAACCGTCACTTCATCAGCCACGATCAGTAACGCTTGCATACACGGTCGATAGCCTTCTCTTCTACGGAGTCGCATATTGGCAAGTTACTGAACTCTATGCTGATGATGGCCGTCCGGCACGATTCCTTTGGATTGCACCAACTCGCGTAACACAGCAAGTCTCATCCGATAATCAATTCGTTACGCAGTACTACATCGATGGCGCACCAGTACCGATGCAAGGTCTTGGCTCGCTCGTTACATTCCAAGGACTTAGCGAAGGCATCCTGAACACCGGCGCGACTATCATCCGTCAAGCCTTTGAATTGCAAAACGCAGCGCATCGCGCAGCAGTCGCACCAATCCCATCCGGCGTAATCAAAAACACCGGAGCAGACCTAAGCGAAAACGAAGTTGCTGCATTGCTATCGCAATGGAAGGCTGCACGTCAAAAGGGATCGACCGCATATCTCACCAGCACTCTTGACTATATGCCCACGTCATTCTCACCCAAGGACATGGGCTATGCAGATCTCATCACTCAAGTCACGACACAGATCGCCCGGCTTTGCAACATCCCGGCTTACTATCTCTCGGCTGATGAGAATAACTCGATGACCTACGCCAATGTCCAAGACGAGCGCAAGCAACTCATCAGCCTTGCTTTGCAACCCTTTATCACGGCTGTTGAATCACGGCTGAGCATGGACGATATAACAAACACCCAAAACTACGTTCGCTTTGCTGTTGATGATACATTCCTGCGAGCAGACACGCTCACGCGACTTACAGCGATTGAAAAGATGATTTCGATGGGGTTGATTACTGTCGAAGAAGCGCAAGAGATGGAAGACCTAAGCCCAAGAGGAACAGAATGAAACTAACATTCACAGCAACCGATATCCAGGCCGATGAAGGCCGCCGCCTTATCTCTGGCAAGATTTTGCCGTTCAACAACGAGATTGGTTACACCAATGTTGGCCGGGTCAAGTTTCGCTCTGGCTCTGTGCAATGGGATGATGCCAAGAAGGTCAAGTTTCTACTTGAGCATGACTCAAAGAAGCCACTCGGTCGCGCTCAGTCAATCATGGCGCAAGACGATGCGCTCTATGCGACTTTCAAGGTTTCTGCGACCAGCCGTGGCAATGATGCATTGATTGAGGCATCCGAAGATTTGCGCTCTGGTCTTTCCGTAGGTGTCGAAGTACTCGACAGCAAGCAAGTTGGCAACACGCTAGAAATTATCAGCGCACGACTTGAAGAAGTTTCTCTCGTATCGAATCCGGCATTCAAGTCGGCTGAGGTGCTTGAGGTTGCTGCATCCGAGGTGGATGCAGTTGAAGAAAACAACAATGAAAGCGAGGCATCTCAAGTGGAGAACACCACCCCTGAGACCGTTGCGCCTGAGGCAGTCGAAACTCCAGTAGAGGCCTCACGTCCAACAATCACCGCTGCCGTTGCATACGCGAAGCCACGCATTGACGTTACTCCGGGTGCATACCTTGAGAACACCGTCCGTGCATCCATGGGCGATGATTCAGCCCGTCAATGGCTCGCAGCAGCAGCAGATACCACCGACAACGCTGGCTTGATTCCAACACGTCAGTTGTCGGAAGTTATCAACCCACTCAGCAACGCTGACCGTCCATTCATCGATGCAATCAGTCGCGGCACTTTGCCTGATGCTGGTATGACCTTTGAAATTCCAAAACTGACTCAAGCACCAACGGTCGCTGAGACAGCAGAAGGCGCATCACCATCCGACACAGATCAGAACGTTTCTTTCCTTAGCGTTACAGTCAAGAAGTACGCAGGCCAGCAATCGTTCAGCGTAGAGTTGCTTGACCGCAGTTCGCCAGCCTTCTTTGCTGAACTTGCGCGCCAGATGCAATTCGCATACGCCAAGGCAACAAACGCAGCAGTTGGTACTGCTGTCGTTGCCGGTGCAACCGATGGTGGAAACCGCACTATGTCGGCAGCCAACCTTCTCGACTTCATCAGCGATGCAGCCGTGTCGGTGTACACCAACACCCTTGGCTTCGCTACAAACGTTGTCGTTTCGCCAGAGCAATGGGGCGCGATCATGGGTCTCATTGATGGCTCAAACCGTCCTGTTTACGTTCAGACAATCAATCCGCAGAATGCTTCCGGTAACCTGACCCCATCCGGTGTCCGTGGAAACGTTCATGGCTTGAACCTGTACGTCTCACGCTCACTTTCCGGAACTGGAGACGGCACAATCGTTGTCGTGAACCCAGAATCGTACACATGGTACGAGTCCGGCACTTTCCGTCTTGAGTCCAACGTAATCTCAACCGGATCAGTCAATGTCGCACTCTATGGCTATGGCGCAATTGCGACCAAGGTAGCAGCAGGCGCGTACAAGTGGATGGTTGCATAACCCATTCAGTAATCGTGACCCCGGTTCGAGGCTCGGCCGGGGTCACCCCTAATAGAGAGGATTGAAATGCCAGCAACATACGTCACAGTTGCCGAGTTGCGCACCAACCTTGGCATTGGCACTCTCTACACCGATGCAGTAGTCGAGGAAGTTTGCCAGTCAGCCGAAAACCTACTCAAAGAGAAATTGTGGTTCAACGAGCAGACTGTGGTTGCTATCTCATCCCAAGACACGACCGGCCGTATCTACATCGCCGAGAATGTCCAACAATTCGTGGTTGGCGATGTAGTCACCATTGAAAACGTGCGCCAGCATTACAACGGCAGCAAGACCAT